GAAACCGCGCGTCTCGGCGCGAATCCAACGATGCTTAAAACCGTCCGGTGCAGGCGGTGCATCCAGCATTGACGGAGGAGCCCAAGGCTTACGCCGTGCCGTGGTCTCCCGAGTTTGTTTAGCGCGAGAAGTGCGCTTAACGGACCCGCTGAACTCCATATCGTTCGTTAACTCGTCCATTTCGCTCACTCCTTCACGTACTTAGCGTACTCTTCCAGTGGCACTCCCAGTTTCTTCGCTATCGCGACTTGGCTCGGGGAGAGTCGAACCGATTTACCGCTTCTGCGCCCAGAATTACCGCGGGTAGCGGATGCGACGGTCTGAGCGGGCCGTCGAGTAGCTTCAGTTTTAGCTGCGCCTAACTTATGTGGAAACTCAGTCCTCATACGGCGATCTAATTCAGTATAGTAATCGTCTGATTGGGGGTCAAACCCTTCATCTTCGACAAGTTTTTTGTGAATACCGAAAGCGGCATAAGTCATCGCTTCATCTTGGCCAAACCAAGAATTACGTTGAGCCCAGTTTTCGGCTTTTGGGTCAGGCCGCCGCGGGGCGGGCTGTTGCTGAGGCATGGGCTGCTGCACTTGCTGAGCCCGCTGGGCTTCAAGCTGCTGGCGGTAGCGCTCCTGCTGTATCTGCGCTTGGCGAGCACGGTCTGACTCAATGGCCAGGGCCGTGATCTTGCGCTGAGCCTCAATGACCGCTTGGCTGTCGCCCATTTCAATCGCCCGGGCCAGCTCCTTCTCCGCAGATTCAGTCTGAGACTGAACGCGGTTGGTGTACTCAGACACATAATTGGTGTCGAGAGCCTCCATCCGCTGGCGAATTTGCTGAGCTTCGCTTTGAACAGACTGCGCATAGCGAAGCGCTTCTTCACGCTGACGCTCAGCTTCACGCATCCGCTTGGTCAGATTGTTGATCCGCTTCTGCGTGGCAGTTTCGGCCTTGGAAAAGTTATCTTCCTCGTCCGAGTCAGAAGAGCTTTGCTCCGGCTCCGGCGCTTGTGCACGCCTCTCTTCTTGCTCAGGAAGCTCTACTTCTGCTCCTTGCTCGTCGTCAAAATCCAGCTCGACTTGGTTCTCTGCTTCAGACATGTCGCCTCCTAGTAATGCAGAACGTCTTCAGGGTCCATGATTCGGGCCAGAATCTCGTCATCGTTCAAGATTCGGACTTCGCCGCCGTCAATGGCAAAACGACTGCCGGCATAGCGGGCGAACATGACCCAGTCTTTTTCTTGGCACCAGGGACCGCTGGGGAATTTTTCGCTGTCCTTGTAGGCAAGAGGTCCCACTTTTAGGACGTAGCCAACCTGCGTGGACACCTTGTTCTTCTCGACGACATCGTCAGGAAGGTAAAGGCCGCCGTCGGTCTTGCCTTTGCCCTGGTAGGGCAGAATCAGAAGACGCCAGCCCGTGGGGCTTGGCATACGTTCTAGGAGAGATGCGCCAATGGCTTCGGGGTTCAGAACCCGCTTCTGGGGCTCTTGGTAAGCTTCATCAAGGTTTGCGGCCTCTTCCTCGGGCGGAAGGGCCTCTGCTGCGTCAGTCATCGCTGTGCTCCTGTTTTTCTAGCAGGCTCTTGAGTTCCTGTTCCACGTAGTCGAGGGCATCTAGGTTGCCGGTCAACTCGCGGTAGTGCTCCATGTCTCGGACATGCTTGTAAATCAAAAGATCAACTACTGCTTGGCGCCGTTCGCGGACAATCCTGAAGACCGCTTCAGCGAAATGGATGTCGCTCATGCCTCACCTTGAAAAGTTTGAAGGTGAGCGCAGACTAACACGGATTTTATGCGAGCGGCTACGATTGGTCGCAGATTAAACGTGCTCGCGCCAATCTTTTCCTTCCCAAAGGGCAGCTTCTGCCGCGCGGCGCTTTACAAGCCCCTCAAGAACTTTGCCGCCAGCTTTATTCCATCGCTTGATTTGGAAAGGCACATCGCTAATAGGTCCATAATTAATGCGATTAAGGAGAGTGCTTTCCTTAAAGTTGCCCGGGCCAAGGTTAAAAACCCATGCCACGAGAGCATCGAACTCATTTTGCTTGAGAGCGACTTCCACCATGCTGTTAACATAGCCTTCAAACTCCTCAAGGTCTTCGATCAAGAACGCTTCGGCGGCTTCTTGATCAATTACGTCACTATCTCCAACGCCACGAGTATGACCATAACCGACAGTCCATACGCCAGCAGGGCATAAATACGCCTCCAGACGGCATCCCTCGAAGTGTTTGATGAGCGCAAGTCCTTCGTCGCTAATCTTCATATCAGTCCTGTTTTTGGCTCGACCCGAAATAAAACGCAATGACCGTACTAAACGATCCCGTAATCGAACCAAGAATGAGGTTAATGATTGCATCGGAGTTTTGGTCAGGCGGCAAAACGGTCACAAGAACAATGTAGCCGGCGAACAAAAGGCAAAGGGTGATAGCCAGAAACCGCGCCGTCCAGTCCTTGGAAAAATGCTTGCGGGCATCGGCAGTATCTTGGGTCTGGAGCGCGTAGAGGTCTACGTCTAGCTCCTTCATGCGCGCTTCAAAGTCCAGCTCGGCTTTCTTGATCTCGGTGAGCTGCTCGGGAGTGGCCTTTGCTAGCGCTTTCTGCAAGCTCTGCGGATCGTTGTCGCAACCAAGAACGGTTGCAATGGCTGAGGCGGCAGCACCACCGAGGGGACCACCAAGCGCCGTGCCGAGGGTGGGGGCTACGGCACCGACGATGTTCTTGATCGCGTCGAAACTCATCCTTTGGCCTTTATCGCTAGGAGAAATTCAATACTGCCCCATATCAACGCAGAGCCTAGCGCAAGTACGACTAATACCGCAACGGTGGTAAATGACCGTTCCTTGAACCTTGCGCGCCGGGCAGCCTGCGCTTTTATTTGATCCGCTCGATCCTGACGTATCTTGGCCCGCATCTCCAAGATTTCTTGCCAAGCATTTCCGCCATGCGTCCACTTAATGTACTCACGGAGCTGGTCTTCCATCTGCTTGGCTTTCTGCTTGGCCGCAAAAGCCTGCATAGCCTCTTGTTCGACTGAGGATTTGTTTACAATCGCTCGGAACAGCGGCGGGTTTTTTGCTCGTTTCTCAGCATCGTTAAGGTCTTGAATGGCCCCCATCCAACGACCAATGTCGCCGGCCATGGACTCAAGGTCGTTACCAACCTCGAAACCTTTCTTGATAGCGTTAAAAGCCGTAGACGCTACGGCTAGCGCGGTAATCGGATCAACCACATGCTCGCCCCCTATGCGAGCCCGTTCAGGGGGCGACTATAGCAACTAAAAAAGTCTCTTAAACCATTGATTTTTATAGGACTAAGTCAACCGCCGGAGAACACACCGCTAGTGTAAATAGGCGTGTATAAAGGGTTTGTTTGCTTTTCCTCGTATACGATTTGCTCAACCATGTTGCTCGGATAGCGACGGCCGGGCGGGAACAAAGTCTTCGTTTGAGGGAACATGGGGACCGGCGTGTACATCGGCGGCTGCGGAATCCGCGGATCAAAAGGGGGAGGAGCCGGCGTATAACTCTCCGAGTTACCGCCAGACGGCGGCGGGACCGGCGTGTACGACGACATCGGAGGAAAACCATCATCTATTATTACGTCGTTGGGCGGAATTTCGGTATAGCCCGAATCATCCGGGGGTCGCGTGTCCACCGGGGTATAGTCCGGAGGACCTAATTCGTCCGAAGGCTTGGGCGCCGGGGGCTTGTTGTCGTAGTAATCATCCGGGGGTTGAGAGCGATAAAGACCGTCGTTTAAGTTTGGACCCGTACCAGTCCGGTCATAGTAATCCTGCAAGTCTTCCATCGCGCGCTCATCCAAAGACTGCGCCCCGCTGTTGTATAGCGTCGGGAAATCCGGGCCTACAGGCAGAGAACCAATGCCAGAGTCCATAGCCGTGGGCGCCGCGGGGGGCGCAGGAGTAGCCGCTGCGGCAGGCTGAGCAAAATTCTGACCAAAGCGCTCCTCTAGCAAAAAGCGCCCTACACCGTCAGGAATGTCGTACCTTGGCTCCGCCATCAGAAAACCCCCTTGAACCGCTGAGGACGGGCTATCGGGCTAAACCCCTTCACAATCCGACCCTTCGGCTTCTTTACAGCACCGCCCTTCGCCATCTTCTTCGGCTTAGAGCGCCCAGCATTGCTCAGAGCAATAGCAACGGCCTGCTTCTGCGGATACCCCTCGTCCATCAACTTGCTGATGTTCGAGCTGACCGTCTTGTCGCTGCTACCACCCTTGAGCGGCATGTCAGCAGGTCTTGTAGCTGCCGCCGCGCTTGGCAGCGCCCATGCCGCGGGCCGTGGCGGTCTTCATCGTATCGCCGCCCATCGGTGCGTCAGCCGTCTTGCCATAAGGAATCCGGCCCTGACCTTTGATGTCCGCATATTCCACAGCCTTGGGCGCAGCCCCAGGCTTGTTGGTCACGATCTTAACTGCCGCCATGTCACTGCCCTCGCTGTTGGTTCTGCAACTTCAGAAGCTCTCGCTCCATTGCAGACTGAATCCGCTGCTGCGTCTGCCGCTCCTGCGAGGCCAAACGCTGTTGGAATTGATCGCTGCGCATCTGCTGATTCTGCGCGTCAAGCTGAAGCTTAGCACGTTCAAGCTCGGCGTCAGACTGCTGCTCCTGCGCATCCAACTGAAGCTCTTGCTTCTTCAGCTCAACCAGCGGATCAGGCTGCTGCTGACCCTCGCCAGAAATCTGACCAGAGAGCTGCTTGACCTGCTGCATCCCCTCGGCCATGAACTGCGCTTCCATCTGCGCAACCTGAAGCTCCATCTGCTCGGGAGGCATCTGCGGCATCTGGGCCACTTGCTGCGCCGCCTGCTCCTGAGCCGCAATCTTCACGTGCTCCATAACGTGCTTCTGCAAAGCAATCGCCACGTTCGGCATTTGAGCCACCATGCCAGACGACCCAAAAACCAAATGCGCCGTAATGTGAGCCTGATGGTTCTGACCCTCAAACGCCTTCAACTGAATGTTGTCCATGGCGTTGATGTTCTCTTGAGCAGGGTCCGTGGGCCGTGGTTCATCCTCCGGCACCGCCTTCATCAAGCGATCAACGTCCGTGACCCCCAGCGCCTCATACATGTCCCGAAACACTTCAGGCATGTTGTGCATCTCTGGGGCCTGGGCCGCGAGCTGCAACTTGGTCTGCGCGAGCACAATGCGCTGAGACTGGCTAAAGGTGTTCGGATTGCTGACCGGGATGACGTCCACACGGTC